CATACGAATTTTTAAGACTACTAAGAATTTAGGTTTACAAAAGGCTTAGATTTTGGTACTATATATACTGTTAATAACATTCAATGGAGACATAAAATGGAAATGAAACCCTTAGATTCCAATAGCTGGACGGGTGAAGGTACAGTCGTTATCAGCGATGGTGATTTAATAGGCACTGAAGATGTAGCTAGGCTTTTAGGAATCAAGATTGATCGGGTGAGGTATTTATCCCGACAGAACAGGTTGCCATCAAAGACATTAAGCAATCATGGTCAGAGGATATTTTCAAAAAAGGAAATTTTAGAATTAGAGAAGCCTTATTAAAAAAACATTCCGATTCATGGAGAGAACGGATGAAGAACTATTACCTATTACAGAGGAAGATTGTAACTGATCCCCTTTATTATTTGGAGCCATTTACAAAGCATTCAGCGTGGTTGGATATGATCCGTCTTGCAAATTGGGATACGGGTCAAATCAAGGACGGTCAGGAAATAATAAAATTAAGGCGTGGCGAATTTTGCCATACAGAAAGATACCTTGCTAAAACATGGAAATGGTCACGGGGCAAGGTCAGGCGGTTCCTAAAATGGCTTGAAAATGACGAACGTATAACGGTACGCAGAACGGTACAACTAACAGGACATCCCAGAATCGTTGTAACCCTTTGCAATTACAAGAAGTACCAACTCCCCATCAAGGGTGGCGATACATCCAACGATACACCGGATGATACACCGGACAGTACCATATCAAATAACAATATACAAAATACAATTTCAAAAGACAATAATATCCCCTATGAAAATATTATTGAAAGTCTGAATCGGGAGTCAGGGAAAAAATTCAGGGCAACAACTAAGGCGTTTAGACGTTTAATCAATGCAAGAGTTGCAGAAGGTTATACCCTAGAGGATTTTATCCTTGTGAATAAGAATAAGTCCCTTGAGTGGAAACACTCCCAAAAGATGAATAAGCACCTTAACCCAGAAACTCTGTATTGTGCCAAACATTTCGACACATATTTAAACTCCGGCACTGTGGTGGGAGAACCAGAGTTTCAGTCACTATATAATTCTGAATTAATTCAAAAAGACTCCATGAAAACTGCCCGGAAAATATTTAGGTTCGCACTAGAAGGATTAAGCGAGAAGGAAGCAAAAAAATACTATGAAAAAGAAATATCCCCATCATGGAGGGATGATGATAAAATCAAACAGCTTTATAAAGAGTACCAGGAGTCCCTTGGGGACAAAGAAACTGCCACCCAAGTATAATCGGCTGGCGAAACATTTTAACGCAATGGAGGATGATTTGAACAAGATGGTTAAAGCATTATCAAAAAGATTGAAATCCAGCAGGAATGGAGAAACCAAGAGAAAAATTTTTGCAAGGATTTTAAATCTTCATTATAAGAAGAACGGTTATGGTCACTCGCTATTCAAGCGTGTGAATGTAGTAACCGATAAACCAGTAGAAGGAGAGCAAGATGGCAAATCTAAATAAAGTTATGTTGATTGGTAGACTAGGACAAGACCCTGAAATAAAAGAGGTGGGGTCTTCGCAGGTGGCAAACTTTTCTATAGCCACTAATGAAAGTTGGACAGACAAGCAGGGTGAGAAGCAGGAACGAACAGAATGGCATAACTGTCAGGCTTGGGGGAAACTTTCTGATTTGGTTGGAACATATCTTTTCAAAGGCAATCAGGTTTATGTCGAAGGATCAATCCAGACAAGGGAATGGACGAAGAATGATGAGAAACGTTACTCAACAGAAATTAAAGTATTCAAGATCGAGTTTCTGGAAAGTAAATCATCCAATGATGACAGTGTGTATGAGGAACCTGCTCCGCAACCAAAACCAATTGATGATCAGTCAAATATTGAGAGGATTCGATCTAAGTTTGAGAGCCAACCTGAAAGCAGGAGTGATGATGTCACGAAAGATAATATCCCTTTCTAAAATCCGGTGCAGGGTTTGCAAAAATTGGTTTACACCAAATGCAAAAACAACTGTTATATGTTCCAATACTTGCCGGGTTATTAACCGGAGAGAGTGGGAGGAGAATAACAATAGAATAAAAAGGGAGAAGCGACTAGAGAAGGTTAAAAAGATTAAGTGCCGGAACTGTCGCAAAAAATTTCTCCCTGCAACCTGTGCAAGAGTCTTTTGTTCAAAGAACTGTGCCTTGGCATTTAATATTTATAAAAAGAAAAAGCCCAATCAGTCTTTGAAGAAACATAGATACAGGGATTATAAAATTTCTGCAGCCCTGAACACATCAAAGCAAAAAGAACTTCACCGTCTTGAATTGAAAAAGGCGGTGGGAAAGTTTCTCAAGAATGGTGGTGAGATCGAAAGACTGCCACCAATGCCACTGCCACAGATTCCCTCTGTTGGAAGTCGGGATTGGCCTTGGGAATACATGATAGGTTTAGGATATTATGGAATGGAGGAATTAACTGAACCTGAAGTTAATATTGAAGATTTAATTAAAAAATAGGAGAGAAATGTATGTATGGACAGTAAAAGGGAAGACGATTGAGGATATTTCTATTAGTACCCTACAATCTCCCAAGAAAATAATTATGAATCGAATTAACAGACGGAAAAAAAGGAGAGAAAAATGGCAGGAATCAAAATCATAGATGATATGTCAAATGAAGACTATCATGCAAACGAAGCAGTCAGTAAATCAAGATTGGATCGTATCCATAAATCAATAAAACATGACCAAGTTCCACGGTCTATACCCACCCCTGCTTTGTTGCAAGGAAGTGCGTTTCACTGTGCATTTCTGGAGAGGGAATTGTTTGACAAGGAATATACAGTCAAGAAGAAGTTCGGTTTGAAAAAAGCGGAAAAGGAGGAGAAGGCTAAATGGGAAGACGAAGTGAAAAAGGCAGGGAAAAAAATTCTAACCCAGGATCAATTCGATACTGTCAGGTATATGGTGGATGCACTAATTGCGTTCCCTAAAACTGCAAAACTTTTTGAAGACGGAAAACCAGAAGTGTCTCTGTTCTGGGATCACGTTGATATTGAATGCAAGGCTCGACCTGATTGGGTGACAGAGAGGAAAGCAGAAGCAGGTGACAGGAGATATTTGATTGATTTAAAATCTACCCTTGATGCCTCACCCGATGGGTTTCCACGTTCAGTCCATAAGTATCGGTATCATGTGCAAGCTGCATGGTATCTAAAGGCGGCTGAATTATGCTACCGTGAGGAGATTGCAGACTTCATTTTCTTGGCTGTAGAGAACCATCCCCCCTACAATGTTGGTGCATATACTTTAGGTATGGCAACACTTGATGAAGGTTGGATGATTGCAGACCAGGATTTGCGTAAGTATAAGTCCTGGCTTAATGAACCGGACCAGATACCAATGGGGTATTCTGATTCGATAGAGAGGATAGACATCCCTAATTGGGGATTCACACAGATATAGGAGAGAAAAATGGCAGAAACAATGAGTTTAGCCCAATGTAGAGATACGTTGGGGGTAATGGAAACACAAATGGCGATGGCATTGCCGGAACATATTTCGCCACAGAAGATCAGTCGGGTTATTATGACTGAAATAACGAAGAACCCAAGACTGCTGAAATGTACAAAAGAATCTGTGCTTACATCAGTTATGGAAGCGTGTCAATTAGGATTAGTTCCAAACTCTGTCCAGGGTCTGGCATACCTAATCCCTTATGGTACGAGGTGTCAGTTGATCACTGGCTACAAAGGTTTAATATCTCTTGCCCTTCAGTCCGGCAGACTTGCCTCAATCTGGGGCAGGATAGTCAGGGAGGATGATGATTTTAAATATGAGGAGGGAACCAATCCTTTTATACATCACAAACCTCTCATTGGTTCACGGGCCGATAAAGCTGGGGCAGTTATAGGAGCCTATGCAGTGGCTAAAATGAAGGGTGGTGAAGACACCCAATTTGAGTTCCTGACCCTTCTGGATATTGAACGTGTCAAGGCTCGTTCATCCTCTGGCAGTAGAGGCCCTTGGGTCGATGACTATGAGCAGATGGCGAAGAAGACAGCCGTGAGACAACTACTGAAATGGTTGCCCCTGGAAAGTGAGCGTGTTGAGTTTGCTGCAGGTAAGAAGGAAGGCAAGGGAGCCGGATATGCTTATGACATGGAAAAGGAAAATTTCGTTTATGTAGGTGAGGAAGAGAACACATCTTCAGAAAGTGACGAAGTATTCTCATAAAAAATTACCCCCCCGACCAAAGGGATAGTCCCCTCCTCTGGGTTTATGCGTACTTTCTCCCCAGAGTTTCGACTATTGCCTAACCGATAACTGTTGGATTATACACCACCCAGTTTATTCATGTCTGGGGCTAAAAGCGCAGGAAGGTGTCGGGGGGTTTTCACATCGGACAATCATCGGACAAGTTGCGGAGTAGTTGCAGAGGTTGTTGCATCCGGTGAGTAGTGGAGCCTACCAGTTAAACACTGGGCTTGAGCTGCTCCACGTTGTTTTTAAAAATTGGAATATTCTAAAAATTGGTGGTAAAAAGAGTATTAACTTAACATAATATGGAACAACTTGTTAAAAACCCAACTTGACAAATGGAACCCAAAAAAGCCACTGGAACCCACTGGAACCCAAAAAAGCCAAACAAATATTTGTCACAACAAATGAAGGAAGTATAAAGGAAGTATAAAGGAAGTATAAATGATAACAATCGAATTACCGTTTCCACCATCCGTTAATAATTACTGGCAGGTTGCCCGGAACAGGATCATAAAAACTAAACAGGCTAGGGACTACAAGCAGACTGTCCAACGTCTACTGCTGACATACCACGAACAAATTAGAATCTGGAACACTAGATTACATGAGGATGGTTCCCGAAGATCAGACAAGGATACACGACCCCTCGCATTATCGGTAGCAGTACACTATCCAAAACGTAGAGGCCCACTAGCCGACATTGATAATTTATTAAAAGTATGTATAGATTGCCTAGAAGGGTTCCTGTTTGAGAATGACCGTCAGTTCCGCCACATTCAAATATCGAGGGAAGCACAGACCACAAAGGACGGATCAATAAGGATTACTATAAAGGAATGTCCAGATGAATTAAATGTACATGATGGAACATTTACGGTGAAGGGGATACATGGACAGTAACCTATTAAGGATTGCAGAACAAAGAACTAACACACACATCGGTCATGCATCACAGAGAATATTGTCTGAGGATTACAATCTAATTGGAGTCTGTGGAGAAAATGAATTTGCGAATCTGTTTGATCTTGACATTGATGATTCAGTCAAACCCTCTGGGGATAAGGGGGTCGATTTTATGTTGGCTCTTAATTTTTCGATTGATGTAAAAACTGCAAAGTTACCATATAATCTTTTACTGGAAGTTGGTAAACCTGTGGCAGATATTTATGTTCTTGCAGATTACAATGATGGGGACACATTCTTAGTTGGATGGGAGTGGGGTAAGATATTATCTCAGGCTCCCACAAAGGACTTTGGTTATGGAGTTATCAACCACTATATTCCTGCAGATGATTTACGATCCATTGAGGAATTAAAAAGACGGGCAGTAGTGACAGGTTATTGAACTACCAGATGTTTTCTTCTTCTAACAGGCCCTGTTTCCTTTGTTGCTCAACAAGACCTTCATCCTCATCCCCCAACAAGTGACCGGCAGCAGCAGACATTCCTCCACCCCTTACACCCCTATCTATAATCTCCTGACTTAACTGTGACTTCCTAGTAGCCAGTTGATCCATAACTTTCCGAGTAGGTTCGGCTCCACGGGTGCTTACGAGATTACCTACAGCCTCATTTGTTGCCTTTTGCTG